GATTCGGCAAAAGAGATAATAAAATTTTGTCTTAAATATGGTGAACCATTTTCTTATAAACCAACCGAAAATTGGGATTGTAGACGTATATATGATGATAATTTTAAAACAAAAATAATTGATTTATTAATAAACAATTATAAAACTGGCACATTTAAATTATGGTTTAATTATAATGATTTTAATTTAAAAAATTTTAATATTAGTTTAACGTCATATTATAATGGTAGATATCTTAATTTACATAAAGATAAATCTAGCGAACTAACAACAGTGATAGTATTATCAGATGGGTTTGAAGGTGGAGAATTTGCATTATCTGAAGATAAAAATCCACCAATGCATTTTGAAACATTAGAAGGAGTATCAATTTTTAATCTTAAAATAGGAGATTCTATATCATTTAACGGATCATCAACCTATCATGGAGTCTTACCAGTTACAAGTGGTGTACGATACGCACTAAACATTTGGATGACCGAAACAGATTTTGATTACCCAAAACTTAAAGTTAATACTACATTAATATGAGTATATTAATAATTGCATTACCGAGAACGGGGTCATCCGAATTAGGTAGAAGACTATCCACTTATAATAAATTTAAATACGAATTTGAACCATTTAACCCAAGTGTTGGGTTACTACCATTAACCGACTTTAAAAAAATTGTTCTTAAAACAATAATATTTCATTTACCTTATTATATAAAGGAAGAGAATAGAATTAATTGGTTAATTGAATTAACTAAAAATTTTGATGAAGTTGTTTTATTATCAAGAAAAAATTTAACAGATTGTGCGGAGAGTTGGTCTTATTTAATATACAAAGAAAAAAGTTTTAAATCTAATCAACCATATCTTTGGGAAAAAACACCAAACTACAATGAAGAATACCTCAACATAATAAAGTGGAATGAGGAGTTAACGTTCATATCAAATGAATTAAATATACCAATCACCTATTATGAGGATATATTCAATCCAAACGATAATGATAGATTAAGAAAGGGTAATTTAAATGATTACGAAAAAAAAATAATTTAGAAAGTGAAAATATATATCCATCACCCATATCAAAAATCTATATTTTATAAATTAGCACATAACACTACCAATAGAGAATATTTCATTAAAAATAGTGAAGGTAGTGTGTTTTGTAAATATAAAAATATCGATGTTGAGTTCATTTTCAAAAAAGAAATTAGTTTTGAAGATGATGGATATCATATGTTAGATTATTTTACCGCATTTTTCTACGGGGAAATCGACTCTAAAATCGGTAAGATAGAACCTGATAGAGATTATATGGAAAGGGAAAGTCAACAAATTTTAAAAGTATTTATAAAATTATTAAAAGACTGCCCAAAAAATCAAAAATGGTTAATAGGTTATTTTAGAACTGAAAAAATTTTACAAACTAAAGACACAAATATAATTGATGAAAATTGGTTAGAAATTGAATCACTTATGGGAGAATTAAAAAATCATCACTTTATAACTGATAATATATTTTTAAATCAAAATTTAGAATCGCAGTATCCAAATTTTTATTACGCATTAACAAATACAATATTTCAATGGAATGAAGTTGTTGCACTTAGATGGTATTATGAATTTAAACAATTGTATGATAAATTAACGTTTGATTATGATTTAATGTATAGTATTAAAAATCATAAAATTAATCGTGTGAACATTATAAATGAATTAAGTAAATTAAAAAACAATAGGTTATATTTACAACATACAGATGCGTTAAAAAATCCGGCCTATAAAAAACACTCACCGATAATAACACATATAAATACTAATTCAATAGTAGGAGATACCGACTTTTCGGATATAAGTTGTGTCCCAAATCATCAAGGATATATGGATGTGTTTTTTAGGGTTTTACCTAAAGCTAAGATGCAGATATTGTGTGAAAGTTGGTCTTGGAATAACAAAGAATTTACTTCTCAATATCTTTCAGAAAAAACGTTTGGGTTATTATTTTCCGGTATACCATTTATTTCTACTCATGAATACCCTCTACAAATGATTGAGAAAATGTTAGATGTTCCACCTCACCCATTTTATAATGAATCTAAAAGATGTAAAACTAACGGTAAATTATTTGCTGAATTTGTCAATAAATTTTTACAAGACTTTGATGAAAATTTTAAATTATGTAAAGAATGGTCGGATTTGGTACACACTAAACTAATGTATAAAATTGAAAATGAAAATTCATTATTGGATTTAATAATTGGTGGAGAACTAAAAACTGAATTTGTAATTAAAAAATCTTTAATATGATGCAAGTAGTTTTTACATACATACCCTTTAGATTAAAAGATATAACTGAAATTTATTTAAAATACACCATTGGTAATTTGAATAACCAAAATATCACCCCAATTATATATTCCGATAAGGATTATTTTATTAACACTAATTTAAAATATATTTGGGTTGAGTTTGATGTTGAGTCTAAATATAAAGTAGGAACATTGTGGTCTTATCCCAAATTAAAAGTATTATCGATGATTGATAAACCATTTATACATTTGGATAATGATTTAATTGTGGAAGATTTTAATAAGTTAATGAATTTAATAAATCCAAAAATATTAAACATATCACATAAACATCTAATCAATGATGTGAGCACCTTTATTGAAATCTTTAAAAAATATACAAACAAACAACTTAACTTTGAATATTTAAATAACACCTCAATTATCGGTACCGAAAATTATAAATTGGTTAATCGTTCATATAGAGAGGTGTTAGACGTTATAGACATACATTATGATTTCTTTTTAAAGAGACATAATACGGTACCTCCCGTTACCTTAAATCAACAGTACCCAAATTTATATTTTGACAATATAAATTACATATTTAATAAAAATCCATCGTACGATGATTTATATATAAATGGAGTATGTCATATGTCCGAAAAACAAATGAAACAAAAATTTATAACAACAAAAAAATTATTATAATGGTTATTAAAATATACAATGACACAATATTAACCCCCGTAAAATGTGGCACCAGATACTTGGATAAGATATGGGAAGATAAACGAATTTATTCGGGACACGAAAAATATTTAAAATTTCCGAAAGTAAAATATATTATTGTTAGAGAACCAATGAGTCATTTAATTTCGGCTCTACATACGGAAACTCTTGATTGGATAAATCATTATACCGATAAAGATGATTTATATCACCAACTGAACGAGTTTAATAGTAATCAAGGATCAACACATTGGTGCGTTCCCTTTTATGAATATTTTTATTATTATAGAAACAAACATGGTAATGACATTGAGGTGGTTAAATTAGAAAATTTAACAGAGTTGTTAAAACAATTGGGACACGATGTTGAATACACACCGGAAGAATATCATTTTAAAGAATATAAAAAGTGGTGGCCAAAAGATGAACTATTTCAAATGTTAAAAGATATGTACCCAAAAGAAGTAAATTTGTTGATTGATAAAGTTAAAAATCAAACCGAATATTACAACAAATTAATAAATAATGAAATAGACAATAGATTGATGGGTAATTTACTATAAATGAATAATATGAAAAACGTACTTTGGACATTTGGAGATTCAATGACATTCGGTCACGGATGTAATGAGTTATGTGTGTCGGAAACTAAAGAAGAGTATTTACCATATAAAAAAGAAGGTGATGATGTTTGGGTAAATCATTTAGGTAAATTATTGAACTACGAAGTTAAAAATTTAGGTAAGAACGGGGCATCAAATGATTATATATTTGATACAATTATTGAGAACTTTGATTATATAGGTGAGGATGATGTAGTTATAATTAATATGACATTACATGGTAGAATAGAAGTACCTATAGGTAATGAAATAATGAACGTACTATCTTCCTACGAAAACGCAATTAAAATTATAGGTGAAAGTAAAGAAGAAGATAGTATTGAGAAAATTGATACGGTCCTTAATTTCCAATATCATTTTTCAAATCATCAATTTTATAAAGAAAGACATAGAAAACGTTTTAGATTTATAAAAAATAGATTGAAAGAAGATAAAAAAATTAAGTTTATCTATCTTTGGTCATTGGAGGATGATGATGACATATATAGATCGTTTCAGACGATTAAAGACGACACTAAGGGTAAAATTAATGATACCCACTTCTCATTTAAAGGACATTTAGATTTCGCACATTACTTATTCTCAACTATGGACGTTAAAAAACTAATTTAACCACCAAAAGTTGATTTTTTAATGTATTTTCTTTATATTATGTGTAATGAAAATACTAGCACACGCACCATTCATAGGTACCACCGGTTACGCAAACCACGCACGTTCATTTTTTTGTGCACTTAATAAGTACCATACCGTAAAAGTTAGAAACCTTACAATCGGAAATAGTTGGAAAGGGATGAATAATCGACCTCATGACGGTGAACCATACTTCACCAAAGAAATGGGGGACATGTTGATTTTACAGACATTACACAAGGCAGATGGTAATGGAAGGGTAGACGAACCAATGTACGATTATAAAGGTGACTTTACTCCAGATGTACACATTGTACTTATGGAAACCAATAACCACTACTTTTATGATGAGTATGTTGGTTATAAGATTGCTTATAATGTATGGGAATCAACACGTTATCCCGACGACTTCTTCAACCAACTATTAAAGTTTGATGAGATGTGGGTACCAACCCAATGGCAATTTGATTGTTTAGTAGAACAAGGTTATCCGAAAGAAAAGATTTTCATTGTACCCGAAGGTGTTGATGTGGATACATTCAAACCAATTAAAAAATTCCCTAAAAGAGAAAAGGTACGTTTTGTACATTTTGGAAGATGGGATTATAGAAAAGGTACGACAGAAATATTACAAGCATTCGCGGAGGAGTTTAAAGACGTTGACGACGTTGAACTTTTAGCATCCGTTGAAAACCCATACCCTTATGATGGTCTTAAAACAACCGAAGAAAGAATCCAACATTATGGTATCGATACGAAGAATATTCAATTCTTAAATTTCCCATCAAGAAAAGATTATGTTAATTACCTACAAACCGCACACGTGTTTGTTTCATGTGCTAGAAGTGAGGGTTGGAACTTACCTTTAATTGAGGCGATGGCATGTGGAACACCCTCAATTTATTCCGATTGGGGTGGTCAATTACAATTTGCACAAGGTAAAGGTGTACCAGTTGGTATTAAAGGATTAAGACCCGCTAATATTGAACATAAAGAATGGCCAGGTGAATATTGTGAACCGGATTGGGACGATTTAAAGCGTCAGATGAGACAGGCATACGATTATAATACCGCTATGTGGATAAAGGCGGTTAGTGATGCTAAAGATATTCACGAGAAATTTAATTGGGATACGGTTGCTAAGGGAGCGTGTGATATATTAGAAAGAAATAAGAAACCATTTGCCTTTGTAACAACAGGTAACTTAGGTTACATGCCGGTAATAGAGAAATTAGTTCAATCATTATTGGAATTCTCTGAACAAAAGATTTTGGTTTACGGTATTGATTGCGAGGTTCCGTTTGATTATCCAAACGTCATTAAGAGAACTATAACTGTACCTAAAATTTCAGAACACGATAAGTGGTATTGGAAACAATGGTCATGTATTGAAGCATTAAAAGAAAACTTTGAAAACTTTGTTTGGGTTGATGGTGACGTGGTTGTTAACCATAACATTGACGACATTAGACAATACTTCAATCAAATTGATAACTATCCAATTGCCGATATTCACGTACAAGAAGAATTCTTTGGTATGTACGATAACGGTAATAAATCTCAATTGTTCAACGAACAACTTGCCAATGAATGGGGTATAGGTAAAAGAAACCCATACATGCACATTTGTCTTTATGTTTACAATAAAAATTGTGGCGAATGGTTCGATGAATTACTTACACATTATGTTTCATTGATGGAGACTAAACCTGAAGATTATAAGAGATTATATCTTTGGAATGATGAGGGTATCGATAATGCAATGAGGTGGAAACACGGTCACACAAAACATTTACCACTATCTAATTTCGACACATCGTCTTATGATGGTGATGCTGGATTTATTGATAAAACATTACACCAATTTTATAAATTTTGGAACGAAGAAGGTCCACAGAATTTCGATAGAATATTCGGTTATCAATTCATACCGAAAGACAAATCTAAAATTATTTATTTCCACGGTAACAAGAACGCTGAGATTTCAGATAAGATGATTGAGTTTATCAAAATGCAAAGAGATAAGTCATTTTATAAATCACACTGTTTCTATACTGATGTTTATAAAGTTGAGAACTTCTCCAAGTATTTTCAATACGAAGGATCAACTATGGATGTTGCGTCTAAGTTTGGTTGGGCCGTTGCCATCTTCCATGAGATTTTTAACTTATTAGATTACTATAAGAATAGGGAAAGAACAATTAACGAA